GCTGTGTCCTTAGCAGCGAATTTAACACCCTTAGGCTCGTGGATATTCGGGTCTGCGATGTCTCTATGTTGAATATCAGCCATACACTCTCCTAAAAGAAAAGGGGGCCGAAGCCCCCATTAGTTTATACACGACGGGCCTTGATAACCAGCTTAGCCTTACCTACGGTAGAAGCCAATGCTGCCCCGTTAGGGGCAACTACAAGGTCTTCAGAAGTGGCTCCAGTCTTCGTAGGAGCAAGACCGGTAAGGTTCACTTCAAGAATACCCTCAGTTGCCAAATCCACAGGGGTGGTCATGGGAGTACCCCCGCTACCCACCTTGAAAGCCACAATCGAGGTGTCGGCAAAGGCTTCCTCAACAGAAACAAAAGCCCCAACAATCTCGCAGAAGGCAGGGAGCTTGTAATTAAGAGGACCATTCAGTTCGTCGTGACCCAGAATAACTGTGATGTCCACATCAGAGCCATCCGTTTTCAGGACTCCAGTGGCACCACCAATATAGCGGCCCCCATAACGCTTGCCAACACCAATACCCGCAGGGTTAGATTCATAATTCGACATATCTATTCTCCTTTATTTGATGATTAGCCAATGGCAGTAGCGGAGGTCAGCAGAACACCAAGGGTGTCTACACGCTGAACACCGAAGCCCCAACGAGCAGTAGTGACAAACTCGTCACGACGCATGTCTTTGTTGCGCTCGCCTTCAACCTTAGGCATCCGTCGCCAAGCGGCCATAAGAGCCTTGGTCTGGTCGTCTGCGATGTTCAGGAAGAGGTTGGCGACACCGTTGGTAACACTATCGCTACCAATAGTCTCAGAAGCAATTTTGGGGAGACGGTTGGAAGACACAATGTGCCAACCCATAATCTCTCCGTAGTATTTGTGGTCTCTGTCCCAACCCTGAGCAAGCAGAGCGGAGAACATGGGGTTCTGGTTGACATTGTAGGTGAGGTTGAACTTGGAGTCCAGCGTAGCACCGAATACAGGGTCAACGATAGCAATTCGTCCACCAACAGGCACTTCACCCTTGTCGAAAGCCAGCTTCATTTTAATCAAGTCCTGAATATCGACAGTGGCGTTAGCACCAGAAGCAACAGCACGACGAGCAAAGCCGTTAATGGCGTTGGTGTCAGCAGCAGTCTGAGCAGCGTTCAGAGTATCGAATGCTTTCGTCTCGAAGTATTCCTGAATAGCACGAGTTGCTTTCTTTGCACGAGCAGCCTGAAGAGCTTCAATCTGAGAGCCGTCTTCCCGCATCTTGTCAGTGATGTACCAGCCATCACCAACATACTCGGTGATGTGCATCAGCACTTCACCCGATTCGATGGGGGTATAGGTGATGGGACGCTCTTCTTCGACATACTGAATCTGAGCATCACCGATGGTCTTGATGTGCAGGGTTTCACCATTCCCGAAATCGGAAACGTTACGGTAGATGCTTTCAGGGAGCAGGCCGTCTTCGAGGTTGGTGAGGATAAACTGCGAATACTGTTCCGCCTCAATAAACTGCCGGTTAGTCTGAGTATTAATCATTTAGCACTCCTATTTAATTCCAAGTTGATTGTTTACTTTTTCTTTGACACGTCGCCAGCTATCAGCAAGCTCCTTGTCAGTGGTGTAGCCCATTACCGGTTTGATGGGAGGCTCTTCGTTTCTGGGCATACCAGCCGTGTTAATACCAGAAGGTATTGACGTAGAAGCTGGCTTAGTTGAGCCAATACCGAAGAGAGTGAAGACTGCTTTAGGGGAAGTAGCAGAAAGAGTCTTCAGGTAGTCCATAGACAGACCAAGCTCTTTAGCCTTCTCTTTGAAGGTTTCTGCTGCTTTCTCACCATACACCTCGTGGAATTTTGCATCCACAGACTTGATGTTGGCTTCCTGCTGCTTCTTCATTTCCCGCTCTTCCATCAGACGAAGAACGTCCTCCGGAGAGAGACCAGACGGAGTCGGGGGTTCCGGCTCAGTCTTGTTTTCGCTCTTCTTTTCAAGAGCAGACAGCACCTGCTCCATCGTGACATTAGAGTTGGCCTTCTCACGAAGCTCAGCAAGCTCCTGCTTCAGTTCCTGAATATACTTCTGGGAATGCTGAAGAGCATTAAGGGCCGTAGGAACATCACGATACTTAGGGGCACCGTCATCGCCACGAATCTGGTCAAGCAGCTGGTCAAACTGATTTTGAGAAACGGGCTGTTCAGTCGGGGTCTCCGGCTGAGGAGTAGAAGGCTCAGGGGTCTCCTGAGGTTTATCATTATCAAAAATTGCCATACTACCTCTCCAAGTTCAATAAGTTAATAATTTCTTCCATAGCTTTCTGATAGCCAAATTCATAGGCTACCTTCTCTCCCCATGAAGGGGAGTCAAAGCTTTCACGGGACAGTTGAAATTGCCGACTCTTTTCCATGTCCTGCATTAACAACTCTGTCACTCTGCCAAACAAATCTTTATTTTCCCGTAGCCTTGCCTCCCATTCCTTTTTCTCAGAAGGAGAGGCAAGGTGGCTTGTCATTCGTTTTGAAATCGCCATATTACACCGGAGTTGCTTGTCGTTCCATTGCTACCTGCTCAAGGTCTCCAGCAAACTGCTGAGTTTCAGCCTGCTCAACGAGACCAACATTCGGACGGTAGATGTTCCACTTGTACAGCTGAAGGACATCGTTAAGCATGTTCGCAATACCCTTAGGAGACAGATGAGGCATAGCCACCTGACCCAGAGGAGTGTTCAACGTATTCGACATATTCTGGAGAAGCTGGGCTTGTTCACCGAAGTGCCTTGCCCCAATAGGACGAAGCTTCCCTCTCGCTGTAATGTCGGTCTTGTCCACTGTAAGGAAAGTCTCCACTCCGAAGTCATCGTCCATAGTACGAACAACGTCAGCAGAATCCAGATTCCGTCTTGCACACTCAAGCATAAGATTAAGAAGAGGCTCTAGGAGTTCAGTCTCGAAGAGTGTAACCTTTTCTTGGAATATTCGTCCAGCTGCATTCTCAAGCTGTTGAACTTCATAGGCAGTCTTCTCCCCCGGAGTGCGTATTCCCATAGCTTGTTTAGGGGCTCCAGCAAACTCCTCCATCTTCTGTTCCAGAACAGCAATGGCGTTTTCGGCTGCCAGCACTCCACTAAGGTTCTTCCCGAGCTCTTCAACATCGCCATCTCCAATAATAGGAATTTCAGAACCCGGCCCCCAATCGAATGGGTCAACATCGCCCTTAATCTTCAAAGGAGGATGAACAGCAAGGTCCATAGCATCCGCTTTCAGGTTTTCCAAATGGTCAATACGATATTGCATACCAACCAAGTTGTCAAGCGGCCCCATCCCCCACAAGTTGTCAGGACGATAGCGCCAAGCAACATGGACAATGGAAGACTTCCCAAGCCAGTTGGGGATGTTGCAAGACATAACAGTGATGCTTCTGTCTATGACAATAATCTGCTTATTCCGATGGAGCTTCTTTGTTGCTTTGTCGTAATAGTCTCCTCGGAACTCAAGCACCTCGACATAATCACTCTGGTAGTATTCCTGAAGGTTGCCAAAACCATCAATGCTAATACCTATTGCTTTCTGAAAGTCTTCATACGAGTAACTTCCAGACTCACGCATAAGAAGAGACTTGTCAAGGGCTGCTTGCCAAGCTTCTCCATTGATGCCTTCTGCCATACGAACCACTTCCCCTATATGAAGAATGCGCCTTACGATTTTAGGGCTCTCTTCGAAAGTAGGAGCAGTGGGGTTGAACACAATGTCCAGAGGAGAAATACGTCGTGCCCTAGGTCCAACATAGATGGGAGTGGCTATCCCAGTCTCTTCATCTATGTGGTATTCTGAGGCGTATTCCACCTCTGCAAAGGCGTTTCCGTAATCTATGAAGTCATACACGAGTTTTGAACCAACGTCCTTGAAATGGGATTCTCGTGTCTTTGTCTGCATATATCCTGTGATTGCCTGAGCCTTCTCCCTCACTTCATCGTCAACCGTAGCGCCTTCCCACTTCATCCAGTTGCTATTAGGAAACAAACTAGAGATGTAGTTGGCATGAAGGTTGTCTCGAATCTGGCACAACTTAGGGAGGGTAGTCTTGTTCTTCCAAGGAAGGCCAGAGTTAGAAGTGGTAGTGGTGTCAGTCGCAAATATGAAGTTGCGAAGCTCTGTCCACTCATTTATTTTTCCCTGTCTCTGCATATTCCATTTATCCCACAACGCAGCAATTGCTTTTGCTTGGTCATCGGACAATGAATTATACAGAGAGCTTAATTCAGCTACTGTTCCACTCATTACATTCTCCCTGAGAATTGAACTCCACCGAAACGAGACGAATACCTCAGCTTATTTGTCGAGGTATCCCTTTCTCTCACTTTACGAGGAGGCACCATTATTTCCACAAGAGAAGCAAAACAGTCTTTAATGTCATCATGCTGAGGACGAGCAAGCATAAGCTCTTCCTCCAGAGCAGGGATATACCCTCCTCTGTAATGGAAGATAGAAAGGTTGTCATAACGCGGCTCAAGAACAGCAGCAATACGCTCTTCTTTGGCTCCATCACTTCGTGTGGGCCTGTGCTCATCAATAGCAAGACTCAAGCCTTCCTTTCGTATCCTGTCTTTCAAATCCTCTACAATAACTTTCTGTGCGACTGTCACTTCTGCTCTCAGCTTTCTGAACAGCCATCTTGCATGAAGCTCAACAACTCTGTCAAAATACACTGAGATTTTATCTGTCTTAAATCTGTCTATGTCAAGAACATAGATGTACCCTTCTGCATCAATACCTGCCACTACAATTGCTGTGTAGTCAGCACCCTTACGCATGGAAAAAGCGAAGTCAATAGCAGCATAGACGTTAAGAGGTTTATTCTTAAACCACCATCGCCCGTCCTGCCTCACTATATGCTTCTTTTCGTAATACTGAAACCTATCGGTTGTAAGCCTTCTCGACTCAGGGTCGTTAGGGTCGTTGTAATCATTATGGGACTATCCCATTCAGACTGTGGCTTCTCCCTCGGGAGTGATTTCATTCAGTCGTTGCGGTCGATACGATTTTAATTCCTTCAATTTAATATGGATAGCCCGATTTGACTCTCTTGACGCCCCATTCTTTTTCAAATGGCAACCGGAGTCAATAACGTGCTTTACTAAATCGAATTGTGCCCTTTTTATTTTAATGTGAGGAAGCACATCTGCGAGAAGCTTACAAGACTTCGTAACGCTTAATACATAAGATAGATTACCGTCTTTACGGACAGTAATTACCCCTCCGTAGTGCTTAGCTAGTAATTCTAAGCCTTGGGGGTCGTTCATGTGGGAGGCAATACATAGTTTAAAATGTAAGTAGCCTTCTTGTGTTAAATCAGAGAAGAGGCAACCATCGCCATCAATATACCCTGCTGCCCATTGCCTTGAGGGAAAAGGTTTCCTTGAAGAACACCGGTCTGCTCTCAACTCTTTCAATCTCCTTCTTATTTCAGGGAGCTCTTCTTCAAAAAAGCTTTTACCATTATTCTGAATGACCCACTCCATAAGATGTCTTTTTAAGACACTATGCTTTTTTATTTCATTCAGAAAACGGACAGCCTTCTTACCTGAGAGCATAATTCCCATCTGTGGCTTCCCCAACTTTTTCTCTTCTATAAAAGTATTCACTTTGTAGAAAGAGGCTAAATAGGGGAGCACTTTCTTAGCGGAATCCTCTCTGAATCTTAGTTGCACAACAGCATAGACACTGTATTTGCCATTCGTGCTCTTATTAAACGACAAGCCGACATACCCATCCGAGTCAATCAGCCCTGCATAATACTTAAAATTCTTTAACATCACTCCTCCGAGTCCATGTCTATCGTATCTTACCTCAAATTAGCTTTCGCCTCTTTGTTATTTAGAAATCATTCAGCATACATTCTACTGAGCATAGAACTGAGTTCTGTCGGTGTACATAGCAGAGATACGAGCAAGCTCTCTTCTGTCAAATCCAAAAGCTTTTCCATCATCTCTTACGGCCTTAGGCCAGAGAAAATCGCCCTCAATTTCTACCACTCTTTCAAACACTTCCCAAATAGGTTCTTCAGCAATTATCTCCCCATCATCATTAAAGATAGGGGTCACCTGCTTCATCCAAATGTCGTATTGGTCAGCAGGATGGTAACGAGTGCCACAAGCTTTAATAAGCCCACCTGCGTTCAGAATGGAAGCCATCTGCGACATAGCAGCTGCAACCTTTCTTCGTCCATCCTCTGTGTACGCGTTGTCAGGAACAACAACGTCATCAGGGATAATGACATCTGCGTGCCATCCAGTAGTGTTTGTAGTGAGACCAGCAGCAGCTATTGTTGCGTCTCGAACACCTTCTTGCTTCCTCTTGGGGTGGTCAACTGCAATTTTGGATGTAGACCATTTCTCTCTCTTCCCCTCATCGGGATGAACCATCTCAGGCCAATACCGGCGGTAGACATCAGAAGTGAGAATGTCTTTAATAGACTTCAACTGAGATTCTGCCAATTCAGCCGTCGCTGAAATGTACAGGATAGTCACTTCAGGATGTTTCGTTATCCACCATGCTGCCCATGTTGCAATCATATGACTCTTTCGATGAGCTCGTGGAAGAAGAAGAAGCTGGTTGGGCTTATTTGTCCGCATAAGCCAGCGAAACCCCTCTTTATGCACTTCTCCATACAAACTCATAGGGTTGACTAGACGAGCAAAGTAGTAGAGGTCTTCTTCAGCTAGCTGCCGAATCTGAGCCTTCTTATCCTTCTTCTTTGCCATCACTGCAATCCTTTCATACGACTAAGGTCTTCTTCAACATCGTCAAAGGCCATAGCCATTTGTTTACGTTCCCTTTCTATTTCTGCTTTTGTAGGACGACCAGCAATACGCTTATCCCATCCTTTTTCAGTCAGATACTTTGCTGCTGTGAAGTTACCCGTCTCAGCAGAAGAAATCACTTTCTTTATGCCTCGACTCCTCAACCTCACGTCTAATTCTTCTTTCATCTCTTCTATGTGAGACTTCAAAGCTACTGTTTTGCATAACGCTTTCCAATGAGGATAGCCACCCAGATATTCTTTTGCCACTGTATATCCAGTAGGGTCTTCCGCCTCTACAAATCTCTTCTTTAGGGAGATGAGGGTCTTGCCTTTTACAACAATGTCCTCATCCCCCGTAGTGAAGATAGCGTTATCAATCGTGTAGTTATTAGCCTCGTAGAAGAGAGCCTTTGTCAGCCATCTTCCTACTGAGTCTTTAAACATTATGGTCCCTTTGCTAATCGTTCCTTAATCCACTCGATGTTCGTACTGATTTTTGCTATCTCAGTTTGGAGAGCCATGAACTGGTCATCCTTCCTATCGAGCCGAATCTCTATCTCGCTAGTTCGTGCTTCTATCGAAGTGATTCTCTCCGAGAAAACCCCCCAACTTACTCCGACAGAGAATACCGTTACTCCCAATCCGAGTAAGAAATCCCTTAGAGACATTACTTCTTCCCAATCAACTTCCGAAGAGCGTCCAGAAAACCGCCCCAGAAGGGCTTAGCTTTCTCAACGAATTCATCATCTTTTTTCGTAGGGGTGAGCTTAACGACAGCAGCAACTACGGCTCCAAGAGCCACTAGCAGCCCGACAATCACTTCCCCATTTTCTACAAGGAACTCTACCATATTACCTCCTATTCGTAGCACTGTGTTTCTAATGTATGAATGTACAACATCAATCTGTCTTTGTCTGTTGG